CTGGACGCTGCACGGCGCGTGGGTGAAGTCACTCGAATACGACGAACTCGAAGGCGGCAGCTCAGACAACACCATCGAGAAGATATCGATCTGCTACCAGTGGTGGGAGTAAGGGGGAGACACAGTATACACATTTCAACTGCCGAGTGGTGACGAGATAGAGCTTCGTGAGATGACCGGCGCGGAAGAGGAACTGCTCACAAATCAGCGTCTCATTCGAACTGGCGACGCGGTGAACCAGGTTCTGGCCAACTGCACATTGCGGATCGGTGAGGATGAAGAGATCGGCCCTAAGGTTGTCATGGACATGCTCTCGGGGGACAGGCTCTTCACTCTGGTGAAGCTTCGCCAAGTGTCGCTTGGCGACGAAGTGGAACTCGATCTGGTTTGTCCAAGTGCGGCGTGCAGAGCGAAGAACCGGGTGACGGTGAATCTCGACGACCTGCCAGTGACGCCCTATGGCGAAGAGCGCGAGTTCATGTTCACCCTTCCCGCGTCAGGACCCAAGGTGCGATTCGTCTATCTTGACGGCCACAAGGAGAAGCGGCTGGCCCAGATGGAGGAGCCGTCCATCTCCGCAGCAATGATGATCCGCATCCTGGATATCGACGGCACTGCCCCGTCCAAGAAAGCACTCAACGAGATGTCCATGCGCGACCGCAGCGCACTCAGGCAGGAGATGCTGCGTGTTGACGCGGGGATAGACACGACCATCGAACTCGACTGCGACTCCTGCGGCGCTCGGATACGCACCCGACTGGAGGCCGAACCCTCTTTTTTATTCCCCGGAGTTCGGTTGTAAGGGACGCCTTCTTCCTCGCCTACGGCGGACTGCACTGGGAATATGCGGAGGTCGCGAAGCTGCCCCTTCGCGCCCGACAGCAGTTCGTCGAGGCGCTTGAGGGACAGCTTGACTATGAGCGGCAGGAACTGGAGAAGAGCAAGCGATGATGAGTGATCTTGGCCTCGGCATAATGGTGAGCCTCAAAGATGCCTTCACTCAGAACGCGTCGCGCATCCAGTCCTCAATGGAATCCCTGGATTCATCGGTCGCGAAGGCGGGCGAGAACATGACCCGCAATCTTGGCCTCATCCAAAAAGGCACGATGATGGTAGGCGCGGGGCTTGCCCTTCTTGCAGTGCCAACGGCGCTCGTGGCATCTACTGCCGCAACACAAAAAGCTCTGGGTGAGCTGGCGTCAGTCGGAGTCAAGGACTTCCGGGCAATGGAAGACGCGGCGGAGTCCTTTACTAACCAATGGGCAGGCGCGAGCAAGGCCGAGTTCATAGGGGCGGCCTACGATGTGAAGTCGGCGCTGGCGAGTCTTTCGGACACGGCAGTTGGCACATTCGCCGCAATGGCGGCGCTTACCGGCAAGGCCACGAAAGCCACAACTCAGGAAATGGTGGAGACGTTCACCACGGCCTATGGCATATTCAAGCCGCTCGCAAAGGACATGTCCGACGTCGAGTGGGCGAAGATGTTCTCTGGCGCGCTCTCGCAGACAGTTGGGGTGTTCAAGACGACGGGTCCGCAGATGGCTGAAGCCATAAAGAACATCGGCGCAATCGCCGCCGCGTCCAATGTTCCGCTTCAAGAACAGATGGCGATCCTCGGACAGCTACAGACAACGATGCCGGGTTCCGAGGCAGGCACGCTCTACAAGGCGTTCATGATGAAAGTAGCCGAGGCAGGAGACGAGCTTGGGCTATCATTTGTGGGTGCGAGCGGCAGGCTCAAAGGCATCGTGCCGATCCTACAGGAAGTGAAGCGCGGATTCCCGGATCTCTCGCAGGCCGCTGCTCAGGTGAAGCTCAAGAAGGCATTCGGCTCGGACGAGGCTGTGCGGTTCCTTCTGCAGATGTCGATGGGCATGGACCAGCTTGAGGGCAACATCAAGAGCGTCGGCCAGGCAATGAAAGGCGGCACCGCGATCACCCTGGAGATGGCAAGCGCCATGAACATGGATATAGGCTCGCGGTTTACTCTCGTGAAACAGCAGGTTCAGAACCTTGCAGAGATTCTCGGACGAACTCTGCTGCCGGTCGTGATCCCGGTCTTCCAGGGGATATCTCGGTTCATCCTGCGCTTGCAGGACATGGCGAGGTCCACGCCCGGTGTCACGAGAGCTATCCTCACACTCTGTGTCGCACTCGGCGCTGCGCTTGTTGTGGTAGGCAGCGTGACTGCCGCACTCGGAACGATTGGTATTGCTTTGCCCGCAGTTCAGGCGGGAATCGCGGCACTGGGACCTATGCTTGCAGGAGTCGGCGCGGCAGTCTCAGCTTACTTCTGGCCCGTGGTTGCCATCATCGCGGCTGTGGTCATTGCGGTTGTTCTTCTCAAGAAAGCATGGGAAACCAACTTCGGCGGAATCCGCGATGTGGTTCTTGGCGTGTGGAACAAGGTGAGCCTTGCGATGCAAGGCATACGCGCGCTCTTCAGTTCGCTCACTGGCGGCGGCGGCCAGATGTCTGCGGAGCTTGCAAAGAAACTAGAAGCCGCCGGACTGATGAAGTTCGTCACCACGGTGTTCCAGGTCTACTACCGCGTGCGGCAGTTTCTCACCGGGCTGTGGCAAGCGTTTTCGTCGGTGTTCGGAAGCATTCGTAAGATATTGGAACCTGCGATCCGTTCGGCAATGGGCGCGTTCTCAGAACTGGGGAAGGCGCTGCTCTCGGTATTCGGCATCTTTGGCAAGACCGCGACGTCGGTCGATTCAGCTTCGTTCCGAAGCCTGGGTCAGACTCTCGGCAAGGTGCTCGGGGTTATCCTGCAGGTCGGGGCGTATCTACTGAAGCTCGTCATCTACAACCTTGTGTTCACCATCCGCGTTGTAGCGCTGGTTGTGAGGGCTGTGGTCTGGCTTGGCCGGGTGATCGTCGGGGCGTTTGTCGCGGCGGCCCCCTACGTCTACAAGTTCTTCCTACCACTTCGGATGCTCGTTCAGGGCTTGCTCATGGTAGGCCGGGTTGCATATACCGTCTGGCAGATGATAACGGGCCAGGTATCGGTAGTGGACGGTCTGAAATCCATCGGCAGCGCCGTATTCCAGTATCTCGCAACACCATTCCGTTGGGTTCGAGATGTGGCATCAGCGACGTGGGGGTTTCTGCGGGGGCTGTTTTCGGCCATTGGCGGGTTCTTCAGATCCGCCGCAAACGCCCTTGTCTCGGCGTTCCTCAACTTGCCTATCGTGAGTACTCTGTCACGCGTGTTCGGGGTAGTCCGGGCATTCTTGTCGGGCCAGTTGAGCTTTACGGAAGCAGGAAAGAAGATGCTCATCACGCTCGCCCAAGGTATCTGGTCGGCTGTAACCTACCCATTCGAGATGTTGAAGCGCGCCCTGGGTTGGCTACGGAGACTGCTACCGTTCTCGAACGCTCCGGAGGGTCCCCTCTCCAGTCTGGCTACTTCCGGCGCAGCCATTCTGCGGACGCTTGCCCAGGGAATGCTGTCGGTCATAGGTCTTCCAGCGCAGGTATTGACCTACATCTTCCAGCGCATGTTGGACGGAATTCGCTGGGTATGGGATGGCCTGAAGTCAATAGGCTCTCAGGTCGTCTCGACGCTATCCGGCGCTCTGTCGACCGGCGCACAGATCGCTAGTTCGGCCTGGAATGGGATCACTGGCATAGTAAGGTCCGGCTGGAACGCGGTCGCCTCCATCGGCTCGTCAGCATATTCATTTGTGTCCGCTCCTTTCAGGTGGGTGGCCGGAGTCGCGGGATCCTCCTGGTCGCGGGTCACTGGGTTCGCATCATCGGCGTGGTCAGGCATTCGCTCAATGGCGACATCCGCGATTGGCTGGTTGCGGTCCCCGTTTGCGAGCCTCGTGAGCTTCGCTTCATCGGCGTGGTCAACCATTCGCGGCGCGGCGTCGAGCGCGTTCTCTTCGATCCTGTCCGGAGCGCGAAGTCTCGTAGCGAGCGCGTTCCAGAGTGGTCGCTCGATGATGACCACGATAGCATCGGGCATACGATCAGCAATGTCAGCCCCTTACGAGGCCGCCAAATCCGTGCTCGCGAGGCTCAGGAGGCTGCTACCGTTCTCGGACGCCAAAGAGGGACCGCTGTCGACTCTGACCAGGAGCGGGGCGGCAATGCTGGAAGCGTTCAGCTCCGGGATTGCTGGAGCATCCAAGCTGCCTGCGCGGGCTTTCCAGCAGGCTTTCGGCTTTGCCAAGCAGATGGGCAGGTCTGCGGTCGTCCCAACAGCCCTGGCAGGCACGCTGGCTCTGACACCAAGTATCGCCGGAACATTGCCGGAGCTTGCTGCTCCAGTGGTCGCCACCCATAGAGTCGTGGATACTGCGGGTTCTGCTCGCGCCTCCGAACGCTCCCGGCTGTTGGCCGCCACACACGGCGCGTTCGTGCCTGAATCACGACCGGGCACATCGATGTTCAGAGCCGAGGACACACGTCCACTTCTCGAGGCGATCATCGCCAAACTGGATGGGATCGCGGAACGGCCCATTGAGGTCTCGGTCACGACTACGCTTGACGGACGCAAGATTGCCCAGGCTGTATACAAAGACATGCGGGAGCGGAAGGTCAGGAACTATGAGTCGGACTGAGGCGACGCGGGTCTTCATCTGCAGCCAGTATGCTGGCAATGTCGAGCACAACATTGAGACCGCATTGGCGCTCTGCGGAATTGCGGTCGGAGCCGGTTGCGCGCCATTCGCTCCTCATCTTCTCTACACGAGGTTTCTTGACGATAATGACCCGGCGCAGCGAGACCTTGGTATCTCGCTTGGACTGCGGTTCATGGAGGCTTGCGAGGAGGTCTGGGTCTACACAGCCGACGGCATATCGGATGGCATGCGTCGTGAGATGGAACATGCCCAAGCTCTTGGAAAACCGGTGCTTGAACTCCGGGAGGTTCGTCCGTGCGCGCTGACCTGAAGAAAACGATCGGCTACATCGTGGATGTCGTGACCCGTGAATCCCTTGAGTTCCAGTACAACCCGGATGAGATATCCGACGAGAAGAGCACGGATTTCGCGACCATCAAGGTGCCAGGCATGAGTCACCCGCGCTATCAGTACGTGTCCGGTGAGGCTCGAAGGATCACATTCAAGGTCTCGTTTTTCAAGGGCCCAGTGAAGGACAAGGTCGCCTGGCTGCAGTCGCTTCTCTACCCGCAGCACGAGAAGACGATGCTCAGGAACGCGCCTCACAAGGCGCTCTTCTTCTTCGGCGACCTGTATCCTGGAACGCTGTGTGTCGTGCGGCAGGTCAGGACTCGCTACTTCCACATGTTCGACAAGGACAACTTGCTTCCGCAGCACGCGGAGGTCGAGCTGACGCTTGAGGAGATAGTGCAGAGATCCGTGGACTACACGGAGGTGCGCAAGTGATAGGGCCTGATTCGAGATATGCGACCTGCGTGATCTACGTTGACGGCGACCAGGAGTTCGTCGGCACGAGGCAACGAATCGACAACTCTCCGATGCCCGACGACGTGTTTCACACCGTGGTAGAAGGCGACCGGATCGACCTGATTGGCTATCGTTACCTCGGCCGCGCGGAACTGTGGTGGGTTGTTTGCGACTACAACGACATCTTTCTTCCCCTCGAATTGTCCGTTGGACAGGTCTTGCGAATTCCATCGCCCGATCACGTCCAGATGCGTCTCCTGGGCTGAGCCGAAAGAATCCCGGCACGCCGCCTCCCACGCCAGTAAATATCCAAGTGGAGGCACTTGGATAAGCGGCAATGCAACTGGACGTCTACCAGCCCACATTCATCATAGAGATCGAGGGCAAACGGCTCTCCAAGGACATCACCCACGAGATAACCTCGTTCACATTCGAGGACAACGAGGAGGAGATGGACGTGATGGAGATCGCCGTCACGGACAGGTATCTGCAGTTCGTGGACGATCCGCTCTTTCAGGAGGGCAACGAGATCGCGGCCCGGTTCGGCTATGTGGATGATCTCTCGCCAAGGAAAGTCGCCGTCATCAAGGGGATAGACTACGACTTCCCGGAGACCGGTGAGCCTACCATCAAGATCAAGGCTTACGACAAAGGGCACAAACTTGCGGGCAAGCAGATTCAGCGCATGTGGCAGAAACCGGCCCCCGGCATTCTCTACTCGGAGATCGCCGAGAAGATCGCTGCAGAACATGGCCTGACCGCCGTGGTCACCAAGACCGTGGGCAAGCACTTGCGCGTGGCACAGGGCAGCGTCTCGGACGCTCAGTTTCTCAAAGCATTGGCTGCCAAGAGCCGGGACAAGGAAGGCAAGGGGGTGACCGGTTATGTGTTCTACGTCCAGGACGATGAGCTTCACTTCCATCCGAGACATCTTGAGAAGAGGCCCGCCCTGGTTCTGGAATACTTCACAGACCGGGAAGGCGTGCTGCGTTCGTTCACCCCGTCAACTCAGTCGCAGGGTGTGAAAGGCGCGGGGACGGAGGCCAAGGCCGTTGGCGTTGACCCACGTAAGAAAGGCCACGTCGAACACAAGGCCAACAATGCGACCACTGCCGACCGGACGTCGCTCGGCAAGAAGACGTATCTCGTGGACGGCAACACCGGCGAAGGCAAGTTCCGCAAACAAGAGTCGGGCAAGGTCGTCCAGAGTTTCGAACGCTCGGAGGGCTTTCACGAAGAACCTCGTCAGGAGCCAGCTCAGGACAAGGCCGAAGGCAGGTTCAAGGATTCGGAACTCAAGCAGGTGGAAGCGACCGCCGTTACAATCGGCATCCCGACTCTTGTGGCCAAGCAGAACATAGAGATTCGGGGAGTAGGCCGGAAGTTCTCCGGCGCTTACTACTGCACTTCCGTGCGGCACATTTTCCAGGACGTCTACTCCTGCGAACTGAAGCTGAAGCGCAACGCGCTCGGCAAGGGTGCAGGCAGCAAGTCCGCGGAAGCCAAGGGCAAGAAGAACGAACACGAAGCGCCGCGTCAACCGAAGCGACAGGCTGTAAGCAAGCCGAAGCGCGCTACACAGGCAAAGCAATCCGGATCACCCAGGCCGGTGAAACCGAAGCCGAAGATGGTCCGGATCGACGCCAACACAGGCAAGATACTCAGCAACTAATCAGGAGGTCAGGGAAATGCAGATCGATCAGGTAGCCAGGTTCATCCTGGACAACAGGGAGGTCCTTACGGCCTTTCTCGTCGCGCTCATCGCCGTGATCAAGCTCACAGCTTGGGGCAAAGCGCAGTCGACCGCACTGGACACCGTCGTGGGCGTCATCGAGCGGATGGGCGTTCGTGAGGTGAAGACTGCTGTCGCCAAGACACAGACCAGCCTTTCTGCTGCAGCCAAGGACGCACTCAAGGACTCCGTCGCAAAAGCCGACCCGAAGAAGTCCCCTCTGAGCATCGGCTGGAGAGTCCTTCGGGAGATATTCAGGGGCATCTAAGTGGCTCTTCCATTCCAAGACGAAGAGCACGAGGAGAGGTACAAGTCTCACTTCTATGGGAAGCATCGTGCCTTCGTCCGCGACAACAACGACCCCGAGCGACTCGGCAGGTGCAAGCTTGAGATCCCCGCCGTGCTCGGGGTCGGCAAAGAGAACTGGTCGGACTGGGCGTGGCCTTGCTTCCCTTACGGAGGCAATGACGACATCGGCATGTTCCTCGTGCCCGAAGAGGGAGCGAGTGTCTGGGCGGAGTTCGAGGGTGGCGACCCGCAGTACCCGATCTGGACCGGCGTGTGGCTTGCGAAGTCCGATCCAGGGGAGCAGCCCGAGGAGTCGAAGCGGCTCTGCGCCAGTACCACGTGCCAGGACTGCGAAGACAAGTGTGAGCACGCGTCAGATGTGGCCGACAACAAGGAGCACGGCAAGTTCCACGGCCATTCGCCCTACTACTGTCCCCGCAGGAAGGTGCTCATCAAGACCGAGACCGGCCACACCATCGTGATGGACGACCGGGATGAAGAGGAGTTCCTGAAGATCATAGACAGGGCCGGACAGATCCTGCACATGCATTGTCCGGTGAAAGCGGAGGTTCAGAGTGAAAATACTCGGAGGCGCGGGACGCACGATTTTGCGTCAAGCGAAGGCAACGGCCAAGCGGGTGCTGGTTCGGGCGGCCAACAGATCGATATCGCGCGGGATATCAAAGGCCGCAAAGCGTTTGTTCAAGTAACAGACGCTTGCCGCCAGTTCCTGCGGCTTGAGGCGTGGCAGGACAAGGAGAAGATTCACATCGTCTCCTGCGACAAGACCCGATCCCGTTGGCAGAAGATACTTATCGACACCACCAAGGGTCGGGAGAGCATCAGCATCTGGGGACTGGGCGGCACACAGGAGGTCAGAGTCATTTCCAGCGCCGGAAGGGAACAGATCAGGGTCAAGGACAAGGCGGGAAGCAAAGTGATCATGGACGGAGCGACTGGACACATCGTCGTGCGCTCATCCGGAAAGGTGCTCATCAACCCCGTGACAGGAGGAAACGCAGTTGGCTGAAAACGAATGCCAGGGTCCGACGAAGTGCGGTTGGGTGGAAAGCGAAAGGCTTCTTGCCAAGACCTTCGACCAGTGGCGCTCGGAGTTCCGTTCCATTCTGGAGGAGCATAGACGCGATATACAGGATCGCCTCGAACACATCGAGCGGGAGATCGAGAAGAAGTCGGACAAGGATAACGTCGAGCTGATCGTCCGAGGCATCAATGACGAGCTTGCCCGACATTCTGAGCAGATCAAGGATCTCAACACCGGACTTGATAGCAAGGTCGGCACCGACACAATGTGGAAAGTCGTGGGTCTGGTTGTAACATTCGGCGGGATAGTAAGCGGCATCATCAGCGCGGTCATCAACTACTTTGGGAGGCACTGATAGTGGCGCGACCGCAGGCAAGACTCGGCGATGTATCCAGCCACGGCGGAACCATCATCACGGGGTCGGTCACCACGTTCGCCAATGGTAGGCCGGTGGCGCGGATGTGCGATCTGCATGTTTGTCCCATTCCCGGACACGGAGTAACTCCCATTGTCGGTGGGAGCCTGGATACTACGACGGACGGCAGGCCGAACGCAAGGCTCGGTGACATCGCTGGATGCGGCGCAATGATAGCGACCGGCAGCCTGAATGTCTTCGACAACTGAGGTGGACATTGGATCAGGTTCAGTATTGGGATGTATTCCCAAAGTCGATAAAGGTCTCGCAGTCCGACATACCGGTTACCGTGCCGCTGTCGGTCCGGGGCGCGCCGCGAGGCGCGGTTGAGTTCGAGAGCGCAAGCCCTGGAATCGCCACTGTGGACGAGGTCGGTCGGGTGACTCTCGGCGGACTTGCGGGCGCGACACAGATAATGGCCTACGAGTCCGCCGACCGCCAGAGCGTCCGCTACATCCAGATCGATGTCGTCGACTACGGAACCGGAGGGGTGATTGAGCCAACCTAGTCTTCCCGTAACCTACTGGGACGTGCGGCCTCGTGGGATCGACGAGTTATTCGACGGGGAAGCGAAGACCGTGCCTGTCGAGATCGTCGGCGAACCTGGCGGTGAGGTCGCATTCTCGACGACCAGCCCGGAGGTGGCAAGGATCGAAAACGGGCGGCTGACTTTCGGCGCTGTGGCGGGTGCGGCGGTCATCATCGTCGAGGCAAGTCGTGACGGCATGGTCTTCTCGCGGCGATACGTGCAGTTGGACGTGAGACGCCCGTCGGCCGGACCGGGGATACCGACTGAGTGGACACCAACCGGCTACGTCGAGCAACTGCCGGACGGAACGTGGCACTTCTACTACTTCTCGGAATGGTACGACGAGTACGGAGACAATATTCGGGTCACAGGTGAGCTTGTGTGCGCCGTCGCTCTGGACCGCGACTACTCGCTCGTCTTCGACGTGTGGGGAGAGATAGAGAGCGTGGACGGACACGCGATGGACACGCTTGACTTGCTCATCGACGAGCAGCCTGCGATAAGGTTCAACCCGACTGAGGACATAAACGGCACTCCGTTCTGGCCCTACGTCATACCAAGGCGGACTGAGTCCATTGACCTGTCGGCATACACGGGGCAAACGGTAACCCTGCGCTTTCGCTGGGACACCAGGGACGCGCTCTACCAGAAGTTCGATGGCTGGTTTGTGAAAGACATCACGCTTGTTCCCATTGGAGGTTAGTTCACTTGGCTGCCAACGGAAGCGGTGACCCGCAACTCATAATCGAACAGACAAGCTCATCGGAAAACCACTACGAACTTATGGCCGTGGCCGGAGTAGTCGCTGAGGTCAGGGACGAGGTCCACGCGATACGGGTGCTTCTGGAGGAGAGCTTTGCCGTCTCCGAGTTGATGCGCCAGGAGGCACAGCGGATACTTGCGCTGCACGAACAGAGCGCCGGTGAGTATCTGCGCCGTCTCGATGATGACGCGGACGCCCATCCCTTCCAGTCAGTGCCTGCCGGGACTACCATTCGCGACCTGCCCGATGGCGGCCGGTTGTTCTCGTTCTCGGACGGCGTATTTCTGAGAGTCCTGCCGGATGGTGCGATGGTCTCTATCGGCGAAGACGGCACTGCAGCCGCAGTCGCTCCGTCACGTGCGGGCAAGGTGACTCTGCCGGACGGCATGGAGCTTGATCTTATGAGCGATGCGATCACGGTTACTCACGAATCCTGTGGGATCGAAGGGCTGCCTCACGATGTGGAACCGGCGCTTGCGGCAGACGGCAGATACACAGCTACTCTGCCAGATGGAACTCGGCTGGACGTACTGCGGCACGAGAGGCTTGTCATTGTGGTCAATCCGACAAGCTCCGTGAACGTTATCGGAATCGGCCGCATCGAGGGCATCGGCGAGGAAGTGCAGGCTCGAAGCATTTCCGGCGGGTCGAAGAGCTTCCGTGCGATGGAGAGCGGGCACGCCGGAATGATAGAAGCGGACGGGACCATCCACCTGTCACTTGCGAGCGGTCTTGACCTGGTGATCCGGTTCCCGGAAGATTCCGGCGATGGAAGCGACACGGATACCGGCGCGATCTGCTTTGACTGCCAGGAGCACGAATAATGAGCACAGACTTCCTCGGCAAGGGACTGCGGTTCCCGTTCGCATTCCAGAGACGCTCCGGCGGCGCGCAGGTCTCGACGGTCACGTCGATGGACCACGCGCACATACACGAGAGCATTCTGCAGATACTGGGCACGCGCCCGGGCGAGCGGTTTATGAATCCAGATTTCGGCTCTCGTTTGAAGGACCTTGTCTTCGAGCCGAACGATTCCGTGCTCAAGGGACTCATCCGGCACTACGTGATAGACGCAATCGAGCGATGGGAGAAGCGAGTATACGTAACCGACGTTGCCTTTGATGACTCACCTGAGATCGTAGACGCAAACACCATTCCGGTGCGCATCTCATACCGAGTGATAGATACACAGGTGGCGGGGAATCTCGTCTGGCCATTCTGCCGGGACGAGCTTCTCGACTGATGAATCGAGGACTGAATAATGGGTAGAGCGAGCATCTCATATAGCAGCAAGGACTACGAATCGTTGCGTCAGGAACTGCTTGCCCGGGTGCCGCAACTTACCGACCGATGGACGGACTTCAACGAGTCGGATCTGGGCGTGGTGCTTCTTGAGCTGTTCTGCGGCGTCGGGGATATGCTCGCATACTATCTGGATGCGCAGGCTGCTGAGGCATTCCTGCCAACGGCGCGGCAGCGACAGAATGTCATCAACCTCTGCAAACTCATAGGCTACAGGTTGGACAGCCCGGTTGCTGCGACCACCGCGCTCAGATTTGCGCTGTCAACAGCCTCGCCTGATGACATAACCATTCCGGATAGGACTGTCTGTAAGGCCAAACTCGACGATGGCGACGTAGAGTTCGAGACCATCGAAAGCGCGACCATCCCGCGTGGTCAGTTGTCTGCGGACGCCGGTGCGAGACAGGGTGTGCGCAGACTCGAGGAGTTCACGGCGACTGGCGGTCGCGGCCAGAGATACGCTCTGACTCCCACCAGCATCGCCCAGGGCTCGGTGCAAGTGCATCTTGGAGGAGTGGACTGGGAAGAGGCTCGGTTCTTCATCGACAGCGCGCTGGATTCGAAGCACTTCCAGGTTGAGACCGATGGGTTGGATATCACCTGGATCATCTTCGGCGAAGGAACACACGGAGCCATTCCACCTGTCGGTGAGACCGTAACTGTGGAGTATCTCGAAACGCTGGGTTCCGAAGGCAACATAGGACGTGAGCTGGTGACGGAAATCGTCAGCCCGGTCTACTACAACGGAACACGGATCGATCTGACGGTCACCAATCCCGTTGCCGCCACAGGTGGCTCCGACAGGGAGTCACTTGAACACGCGAAGCTGCAGGCACCCGCCGAATTGCGCTCGCTCTGGAAAGCTGTGACCAAGGACGACTACAAGGCGCTCGCGGAGGGCTTTCCGGGTGTGGCGAAGGCTCAGGTGCTCGACGCCAACGACTGCGCTAACATCCGCTACTACCAGGTGAATATGGCCGTCGCGCCGGACGGAGGCGGGCTGCCCTCGCCTACACTCAAGAGCGAGCTTGCGGAGTTCATCGAGTCCCGCAAGGTCATCACCATTGAGGTGAACCTGTTCGACCCGAGTTACCGGCCAGTGCCGATAGACGCCGAGGTTTATGTCTATCCGACCGAGCAGACCGAGGACGTGCGCATGCGGGTGGAGTCCGCTCTTTGTGAGTTCTTTTCGTTTGAGAAGATGTCATTCGGCCAGTCTGTTTACTTCTCGGATGTTGTCTCGCTTCTCGATGGTATCCGTGGTGTGAGTCACGTCACGGTGTTCTCGCCGCAGGCTGATATCGAGATACGACCGGGGTATATCGCCGCGCTGGGTGAGCTGCATTTGGAGATGAGGATCGCGACACTGTGAGCGGTTATTTCGAGGACATACTCATAGACTTCTTGCCACCTATCTACCGCGAGCGCGACGTCAGTGGTGACCTGAGCGCGTTCCTTGCCGTCCCCGCCGTGACTCTCGATGAGATCAAGAGCCTCATCGACCGCCTGCCGGACATCTGGGATGTGGACGCGTGCGAGCCTGGGTTCCTGCCGCTGCTTGCGGCAATAGTCGGCTATGGCTTCGACCCTACCCGCGATCCGGATGTGCAGCGCCGGGAGATTCGAGAGATCATCGAACAGTATCGGCGCAAAGGTTCTATCCCAGCGATCCGGCGCGCTCTCATCAATGTCGGCTGGCAGGGAGAGATAGAGGAGACCTTTCGAAGCGCGCTGCGTCTGAATCGACGGTCAGTGATCACCCATGCGAAGCTGCCCGGTGAGCTTTACAGCCTCGGCGTCTACCGAGTCGAAAGCAGAAACATCGTCCCTGTGATCCGGCAAACTCTTGCGCCGCAGCATCCCGCAGGCACACGGGTCTTCTTCCTGCAGTGGCTGCTGTCGCAGGAGTCGATGGAAAACGACTTCGTCGC